TTGTGCAGCGCGCGACCCGAGCGTTGACCACGCCTTTGGGCACTCGTCAGAAACGTCCTTTATACGGCTCGTTGATCCCGAATCTCTTGGGCCAAAACCTCGGCGACGACGTGCTGATGCTTGCCCAAAGCCATGCGGCACAAGCGTTTTACAACAAGCAGAACGGCATCGGTGATTTTCAACCGCAAATCATTGTCGCCAGCCGGCAGGGGGCGGGGTTGTTGCTGCGCTTCGCCGGCACCTGGAAAAACCGTCAACAAACCTTCGAGGTGGTGACATGAGTATGTTAATCCCAGGTCAAAACCAGTTGGCCGAGCCGGCCATCGTCACCGTCGAGGCGTTTGAGGACCTGCTCGCAGAGTTCAAGACCTTCGTCGTTGAATATGTCGGCGCCCGTTCTCCCGAGAGCTCGGCGAAGATCAAGGACAGTCTGGAAAATGAAAGCGAATTGCTGACACTGGCCCTCGAGGCCTTTTGTGTGCGACTGCAAACCCATGAGCGCAAATACAACGCCCGGATCAAGCAAATGCTGGCGTGGTGGGCCACCGGCAGCAACCTTGATGCACGCTTGGCAGACATGGGCCTTGAGCGTCAATTGCTGGACCCGGGCGATCCGGCGGCGTTCCCGCCCGTGCCCGCGGTTTTTGAAAGCGATGACGACGCCCGGTTGCGTTATTACCTGGCGCCCCATGCCCCGGCGGCCGGTTCACGGATGCAGTATCGCCGGGAAGTTTTCACCCTGGGTGAACGGCCTGCGGTGAAGGTCGAAACGGCGGCGGCGGGCGTGGTGACGGTCACGTACACCTTCAACCCGGACGGCTATGCCGCACAGGTCAAGGATGGCAACGGGCGTCGCACCGCGCCTGGCGAAGTGATGGTCACTGTGTTGGCGCGTGAGGGCGATGGCACGCCGTCCGGCGATCTGCTTAACGGTGTTCGCCAGCATTTCGCCCGGCCTGATGTGCGGCCCGAAACAGACCTGGTGACCGTGCAGGGCGCGCAAATCAAGACCTACAAAATTCGTGTGGTGGCGAAAATCAACGCCGGTCCCGATTCCGGGCTGACCAAGGTCGCCGTGCAGCAGCAGTTGCAGGCCTATGCCGATTCCTGTCATCGCCTCGAAGGGCGAGTCGATCCGAGCTGGATCGACTACACGCTGCACAACGCCGGTGCGGTTCAGTTGCAAATCCTTGAACCGCTGGCGCCAATTGTGACGACAGCTTTCCAGGCGCCCTTTTGCACGGGGGTCGAGGTCGAGGTGAATACGTTATGAGTGACGACACACCTGGGCCGAGTCTGCTCCCGGCCAATAGTTCACCGCTGGAGAGGGCGCTAGACCTCGGGTTCGGCAAACTACTTGAGCGCATAGCGCTGCCGTTTCCAGCGTTGATGAACCCCGGCGAAACACCATTGGCGTTCTTGCCGTACCTCGGCGCGGATCGCGGTGTCAGCGAGTGGAGCTCCGAAGCACCCGAAGCTGAAAAGCGTTTAACGGTAGAGCTCGCCTGGGCCACCGCGCGGCAGGCAGGTACTCGCAAAGCACTGGAAAACGCCGCCAAAGGTTTGCAACTGCAACCCGACGTGCGTGCCTGGTACGAGCAATCGCCACCCGGTCAGCCTTACAGCTTTTCCGTCTGGGCTTTTACCGAACAGCCTTACAGCGAAGAAATCGATGCGCGTCTTGATCGACGCCTGGCGGACGCCAAAAGCGAACGCGACACCTTGAAAATCTCCGTCGGCCTGAGCGCCTTCGGTCATCACGTCATCGGCGCCGCCACCATGTGCGGCGAGCTGGCCACGATTTATCCGATTGTCATCGAAGGGCTCGAAACCTCGGGCCAGGCCTTTATGGCGGCCGGGCTCTACGCCGTCGAAACCTCCACTATTTATCCTCAGGGGTCCTAAATGGCCGACTATTACACCCTGCTTACCAACGCGGGGATTGCCTACGAAACTGCCTGCAAGGCGGCGGGTTTGCCGATCAGGCTGTCACAGATTTCGGTCGGTGACGGCGGTGGCTCAGTTTACAACCCGGCCGCAACCGACACTGCGCTCAAGCGCGAAGTCTGGCGCGGGCCGCTCAATGCACTGTTCCAGGATGAGAAGAATCCGAGCTGGTTGCTGGCTGAAGTGACCATCCCACCGGATGTTGGCGGCTGGTATGTGCGCGAAGCCGGGATCTGGACAGATACCGGGATTCTGTACGCCATCGTCAAATACCCGGAGTCGTTTAAACCGGTTTTGGCGACGTCGGGCTCGGGGAAAGAGTTTTACATTCGCTCGATTTTCGAGACCAGTAATGCGTCGTTGGTGACGTTGTTGATTGATGACACGGTGGTTAAGGCGACGCGTGCGTGGGTGACTTCCTATGTCGCTGACGAACTTGCAAAACTCGACAGCAAGCAATCGGTGCGCGTGGCGACTACCGCCAACATTACTCTGGCCGGGCCTCAAGCAATCGATGGCGTGGCCGTTGTTGCGGGTGATCGCATTCTGGTAAAAAACCAGACGGCTGCGAAAGATAACGGCATCTATGTTGCGGCGGTTGCTGGCTGGGGCCGGGCGAAAGACGCGGATGTCAGCGCGGACGTAACGTCGGGACTGATCGTCTCCGTAGAGCAGGGGGCGACGCTGGCCGATACTCGCTGGCAGTTGATCACCGATGGGGCGATTGTCCTGGGTACTACGGCACTGACGTTTCAGAACGTGACGCAAGGGTTTGCACCGCTCAACTCGCCGGTGCTGATCAGCCCAACTGCAACTACGCCTGCTCGGTTTGATAACACCAAGAAGCTTGCAACGACTGAATGGATCAAGACCAGAGGGGTCGAGCTAGGTGGTTTTTACTCGTTTATTGCCCCGTTAACAGGTATCGCTGCGCACGTGGGCAGTCTGGTGCACTGTTACGGTAACGGGCCCGTTTCCTACAGTATTCCTGACTCGGTGGCTAATGGCATTCAGGCAGGCGCCACCATACGATTGCAGAACTGGTCAATTGCAACCCTGTTTCTGTCCACTCAGGGGGCGGACAAAATGCAGGAAAGTCTCTCTATTCCGCCTTCCGCTGCGAGCAGGTCGGTTCCACCAGATACCTATCTGGATATGATCTTCGTTGGCGACGGGGCCTGGGTTTTGCTGGGTACTGGTGTCATCGGCAAGACTGCACCGTTTGGTGCACTGATGTCGCAGAACGGATATCAGAAAAACCCATCGGGCTTGATCGAACAGTGGGGAATCATTCCTTCTATCCCTGCCAATGGCTCGGTTTTAATTACTTTCCCCATTGCATTCCCAACCGCCGGTGCTGGGTACTCGATAGCCGGGGGGGCGTCAGGCCCAGGCATACCTGGGGTCAACTGCTACAACGTCTCAGCCACCCAAGTTCGGTTCTGGAATCAGTCCACCACTGTGGCGACACAGGCTGGGGGGTATCGAGTTGTCGGCTTCTAAGGGAGATCTTATGTTTACTTCAAAATCTACTCGCGGATTTTACGATGCGTCTATTCATGCGCTGATGCCTGATGACGTGATTGAAATTACTGCTGAATATCACGCTGATCTGTTGGCGGGACAGGCTGAGGGTCAGGTTATTAGCTGGGGGGATGATGGCTATCCGGTGTTGATGGATTCGCCCCCACCATCCTCGGCTGAGGTCGCGGCGATCGAGCGTGCATGGCGCGATAGCCAGTTGGCAGCAACCGACGCCACAGTCACTCGCCATCGTGACGAGGTGGAAGAAGGTTCGCCAATAACGCTGACCCCGGCGCAATACGCCGACCTGCAGGCATATCGCCGCGCATTGCGTAGCTGGCCAGAATCTGGCGAGTTCCCCTTGAAAGAACACCGGCCCCCGGAGCCGGAATGGATCATAACCCTACCTCAATAAACGCCCCGCACCGTCGGGGCGTTTTCTTATCCGCTATTTACACCCAACAGCCCCTTCTTAAAACCAAGGGGATTTTTCGTTTATGGAGAAACCCAAAATGGCAGAACGCCAAACCTACACCGTCCTCGTCCCGTTCCCTGTCGGGCGTGGTCACTGGTCGACCGCTGGCCAGGAACTCGACCTGCTCGACGTCGAAGCCAATGCGCTGCTAAGCGCCGGTCGCCTGGAGCTGAAATCCACATCCACCCAGGCCGAACCGGCCGCTGCCAAGAAGGCTGAATAACCATGGCTGAGGTTTTGAACTTCGAGCACAACGGCATTACCGTCAATGCTTCCGAATCCCCCGAGGCCATGGGTGGTCTCGGTGACAACGTCATTGGCTTGATCGGCACCGCGCCGAAGGCCGATCCGTTGATTCCGCGTAACTCCCCGTTCCTCATTAACAGCTTCACCACCCAGGCGCTGCTCGATCCGACCGGCACTGAATCGGGCACATTGTTTCACGCGGTGTTCCAGATTCTGAAAGTGGTCAAGGTGCCGGTCTACGTGGTCATCGTCGAAGAGGGGGCGGCCCCGGCGGACACCA